CCGGCGGCACGCCCGGCGGCACGCCCGGCGGCGGTAATAATGGAGGTGGCAACAACGGTGGTGGTAATAACGGCGGCGGTAATAACGATGGTGTTATTGGAGGACCTAGACCTGGCGGCGGAGGCGACGTTGATTTAAGTCTTCCAAAAGGACCCGGTTCATCTGATCAACTTAAAACTATTATTTTAAGCGCAGGAGCTACAGCGCTTGCTACAAAACTTTTTGATGGTGGTCTAGCTGACGCTGCTACTGGTATAAAAAATCTTTTAACAGATGATAGGGGATACGACAAAGAAGCGTTTGAAGAAGAACTTACAAATCAAGTTATTAATGCTAACCAAATTGGATTGCAAAATACTTTTACAAATAATTTAACTGACGTAATAGATTCTAAAGTAGATCCTGCGGTTGAAAGTTTAATTGAAAGAGAAATAGGTGACAACCTATTGCCTGATGATGGTGTTATAGGGACAGACGCCATAGATTCTATATTTGATGCAAGAACAGCATCTATGTTAGATTTAGCCGAAGGAGGATTAGGCCCAAATAGGATTGAAAAAGTTACAGTTGAAGAAGTAGATAATTATAATCAAACAGGTGATGATTTATTACAAGATACTGCTGCTGAGGAAAGAGAAGCTATAGCAGATGATATGAAGACAAAAGGTTTTACTGATCAAGAAATTAGTGACTTTTTAGCAAAAGGAATCATTGATGGCACTCTTGGAAATTACTTCACAAACTTAAACCAAAACATGCAAACTCCAAAAATTACACTTGAAGACATTCCAACTGACCCAGATGGAAGTGTAGTATCAGAAACAGATACAAACACAAATACAGACAACGAAAGTATTAGAATCTCAAATGAAGAAGATATTTTTTCTCCAGATAGATTTGATCTTTCAGGTAGTTTGACGGATAAATTTATTCAAACAGCTCTTCCAACTACAAGTCAAACTCTTGGTGGTTTTGCTAGTAATGCAGATAAAGTAGGTAACGTTATAGTTGGTGATCTAATTGATGGAAGTTTAGCATCTAGTGGAGCTGATGTAGGAACTAATTTAAGTCCGTATTATGATGACAAATATACAGGGATGACGTCAGCAGAAAGCCTTGTATCATCTCTTGGAGATTCGTCTACTTATGCTTTAAACGAAGCCGGAAATTATATAAGTAGCACAGGAAGTGTTATTTCTCCTGCACAATACGATGATTTGGTAGGTGCTGAAGATGTAATAGATACATTTGATGAAGGCGGAGGTATATTTAATAAGTTTGGTACATTTATGAACACTCCAATCGAAAGTATAGGAAATGTAGCTCCAGCTCAAATATTAGGCGGTATAAGTGGTGCTTTGAGTTTAGCAGATTTTATAGATGACCCATCATTTAGTTCTGGTTTAGGAACTCTGGCCGGAGCAGGAGCAGCATTTTTCCCAGGAGCAGCGGCTAATCCTTATCTAGCTGGCGCAGCAGTTGTAGCAGGATTATTAGAAGGACAACAAGAACTTTCCAATGAAACAGGTATTGCTAATTTAGATTTAGGAAGTGGTGAAGTTATTTCTTATGGTATGGGTGGTGATAAACAAAACGATCAAAATGTTGAAACAGCTGACACTATCGCAACAGCCATGACACCTATCGCTAATGATATAGCCGAAACGTATGGTGTAACTTTTGAAGGTGATATCGAAGTGGGCCTTGGTAACAGAGATGATATGTATGTAAGNCTTGGCAATCAAGAAGAAGATTCTACTTACATGGATAGNCTTACTTATAATCCTGATGAAGGTGATTTAAATCTTATGTCAGGTGTTGAAGGGCAAGTACTTACATATAAGTATGAACCAGGATCTGGTAAAAAAATTGTAGAAGACTTAACAAAGAACTTAACTCTAGCTGCACAGAAAGCTGTAGCGAACGGTGAAACAGTAGTTAATTTAAGTAATGCCGTTGGCGCAGCACCATCTGGTGAAGCTTTAGAACAAAAATTTTCTAACTTAGGATTAGAGGATTATGCAATTGACGCATTAACCAGATCAGCAAAAGGCTACTATACTGGCGATGGCATACTTCCTCAATTTAATATTAGTTATGATCCAAGACAGTACTTATCACCTGACGAAGAAATGACCTTAATTGAAATGGGACTTCTTAATCCTGAAGATGCTGCATTTGTTCAAGAAAATACACAATATGTTGACAGTAGTGACCTAGATTTTGTAGGGCCTTTACCGATATAAGTTAAAGACTAGGCTGAGGCATTACAGATTCAATACCACTAGCTGACACAGTAACATCTTCTTCTTCCATAAAATCGTCATTCCATTTTTCTTTAACAAGATCATGTAAAGTACTTATTTGAGTCTTGCCTGTGTGTTTTGCAATCAATCTTAATCGTGCTAAATCTTCAATATAAATTCTTGCAGTTGAATAGTTTTTTTCTTTTTTAGTTGTCATATTAATCTCCATAAGTCGTTACACTATAACGATAATTTTTAGGTTTACAATATAATTTAAAAATAATTGTTTTTTTACTTGTTATATTAGTTTACATGTGGCATACACATCTTGGGATAAAGAATGCCCACTTTTTAGATAACCATAGATAATAGGATAATAGTATGAAAGAACTAAACATAATAGAGGCTAGTGACCTCGACATTTCTAGCATGACAGAGAATGAGGCCCTCGATGCCTTGAATCAATGTACTCACTTGAGACAAGTCATCACTAAACAAGGCCAAAAGATCAGGGGTGTTTTAGATAAGACTCTAGGACAACGTTTATATGCAAGGCTGCAATCTGACGGAGTCGATACAGGTACACGAACCTTCGACATATCAGACGGATGCAAAGTTGAAGCATCCATCACTCCAAAGATAACATGGGATCAAGACAAATTAATTAAAGGTCTTGACTCAATAGCAAAGACTCAAGGCAAAGAAGCCGCGAATCACTATGCTCAAGTTAAATGGACGGTGAGCGAGACGAAGTACAAGTCTGCTCCCCCTGACATACAAAAAACTTTACAAAAAGCAAGAACAGTAGAGCCTAGCAGCACTACTTATAAATTAAAATTTTCAATGGGAGACAAATAATGAGAATAATATCAGCCGAAGAAAGACTAGGATCAGATTTTGGAGCTAAAGTAATGTTACTTGGCGAATCTGGTATTGGTAAGACATCACAACTTTTAACTTTAGATCAAGAGAAAACTCTCTTCGTAAATATCGAAGCAGGGGATTTGTCTGTTAGAAATTTTAAAGGTGTGACGCTTGAAACGGAAACATGGCAAGACTGTAAAGACATTGCTGTGTTATTAGGAGGACCTAACGTATCTATTGTTAGTGAAAACCTATCCTATGGTCAAGCACACTACAATAGTGCCTTAAAAAGATTTCCAAATCTTAAAGACATTAATAATACATACGACAATTTATTTGTCGATTCTATAAGTGTAGCATCAAGATTATGTTTTTCTTGGTGTGAGCAACAGCCGGATGCAGAAACAAAAGGCGGTACACCTAATACACTTAAAATATATGGCAAACTTAAAACAGAAATTATTCAGTGGGCTACACATTTACAACATGTAAAAAATAAAAATGTTATTTTTGTGGGCTTACTTGATTCCTATAAGGATGATGTTACGCAAAAAGAATCGTACTCTATCCAGATGGATGGTTCTGGAGCTAAGTTAGCGATACCTGGTATTGTAGATGAAATGATTAGTTATGTTTGGAAGCCTACTAATAATCTCGATCCAGAACAACCTGCCAGCAAACAAAGAATGTTTGTGTGCCATACAGATAACCCTTGGGATTATCCATGTAAGGATAGGTCTGGTCTTCTTAGTCAAGTCGAAGAACCACACTTAGGTAATTTATTAAATAAAATAACACAGAAAAAAATCAAAGGAGACAAATAATGGTTATGAATTTTAACAACGCAGACCAAGATAATTTTAACGAAAAGAAAGCACCAGACTTAATTCCAGACAAAACAATGGGTGCTATGAAAATACATCTTATTGATCCGTCTGATGGCGATAAACCTGAGAGAATTGTACCTGGTGTGCCTTATCTTAATTTATCAAAAAGAGATGGTAAGACTCAGTATTTAGTATTGAACTTTGAATTGTTAAATGGTGAACATAAGGGTAGAAGATTCTTTGACAATTTTACTGTGTTTACTCCTAATCCTGACAATCCAGCAAAAAATATTACGATGAAGGCGCTTCGTTCTATAATTGAATCAGCACTTGGTATTAATCCAAATGACGATTCTCCAGAAGCTGTGGCTAAACGTGATATGTCAGCACATAAAGATTGGGGTTTTTTAGATGGTATACAATTTGTAGGTGCCATAAAAATACAAAAGGGTAATCAAAAAGAAGGCACTAATCCTCCTGAGTTTTGGGATTCTTCTAATAAATTAAGTTATGCTTTAACTGCTAAAAATGGTGAGGAATATTACAAACACGCATCTATGTTTGGATTAACTCCTAATGCACCTGCGGCACCTGTAGCTCCGGCTACACCTATAGCATCGCCTGCTTTTTCACCTGATACGGATAAGGTTGCTGAACCAGCGCCTGTTGCGCCAGCACCGGCCGCGCCAGCGGCTCAACCCGTTACTTCCGATCGCCCTGATTGGTTGAATCAATAATTAGAGGTTACTATGAGAAAAAATGATCTTACGAAAATGAGCAAGGCTATTAGTCAACTTATTGAGGTCCACGATACTTTACTAAATGATCTAGAGTCTAACTCTAGGTTGTTTAGTGATGCCAGAGGTCGTAAGAAGCATAGCGACCTTCCTGAAAGAATTATTTTATTAAAACAGGATGGACTAAAAAATGCGCATATAGCAAAAGAGCTTGAAGTTTCTCCTCAATATGTAGGACAAATATTGAGACGACAAGCTGAAGATGTCGCAGTCTGATTTTTTTAAAAAAGGAAGTCATCACAATAACTTGGTGGCTTCCTTAAAAAAAATTAACACAACAAGTAAGGGTTATAGGAGTTGTCACACATGTTTAGGTATTGGTTTTCACCCTTATGGTAGAACTGATACATATAAAAAAACAATGGTGTGGTTCTGTAGTGCCTTATGTTTACAGAAGGATAAAATAAACATGCACGACTGGAAAGATAGAAGCCCTGAAGGGGCGCCAACAGATATGGGCCACGTACCTCTCACATTAGATAAATCTATGAAAGAAGTAATAACACTTTTAGATACTTTAGGATGGTCTAAAAGTTTTAAAGATTTAAGTAAGGATGAATTGTACAGCGTTATATATAATTTTTATAGGATTTTTAGATCTCACGAAGGCCAAGCCTTTGCGCAATTTAATAAACCAAAACTAGACCAATGGTTCTCCGATAAATATGAAGCTCCGGAAAAAGAACCTCCTAAAATGAAGAAAGGAGAAGTTGAGTTTGATGACAATATACCTTTTTAGGGGAAAACAATGTGGAATTTTAATCCAGTGCCAAACAACGGGGATGTATCAGAAAGATTTAATAGATACATAAACGATGCTTTAGAGGCAAAAGAAAGAAAACAACCTGTAAGAGGTTACATTGGAGGATCTAATATAGGAACTCCATGTGTAAGGAAATTACAGTATCATCTAGAGGCTACACCAAGAGATAAACAAAAACCTCTTACTGGAGATACGTTGCGAATATTTCAAGCCGGTCACACTTATGAAGACATGCTAATATTGTGGCTAAAAAATGGCGGCTTTGGCATTAAAACTAGAGATAAAAGAGGTCAACAGTTTGCCTTTGAATCTGCCAACGGAAATATTAAAGGACATGTTGATGGCATTATAATGCATGGTCAGGTAGATATGGGCTATCCTGCACTGTGGGAATGTAAAAGCGCTAACGATAGAAATTTTAAAGCTTTTAAATCAAAGGGTGTCGCACAACACAACGTAACGTACAGCTCACAAATAGCTGTGTATCAATACTATATGAACTTAACAGAACACCCAGCTGTTTTTTCTGTTGTTAATAAAAACACACAAGAACTTTATCATGAGTTAGTACCTTTTGATTCTGAGTTAGCGCAAAGGTGTATTGACAAAGCAGTATTAGTCATTAAAGCTGTAGAGGCAAAAGAAAGGTTGCCAAGAATAGCACAAC